AATCCTGGCAAGCCTGGATTAAAAGCTCCGCAGCCGGAAGGTGGTCCCCGTAAGAAGTCATTCTGTGCCCGGATGTCAGGTATGAAGAAGAAGATGACTAGCGCCAAGACAGCTAATGATCCGGATAGCAGGATTAACAAAAGTCTTAGGAAATGGAAGTGCTAAATGGCAACCTCTGGCGCTAATGATTTTTATTTGGCCGGTGTCTTTGATGGCGAAGGCTGCGTGTCTATGTCCCTTGCTAAAAAGGGGTATATAACAGTAGCTGTAAAAGTTAGTATGTGTGATAGGGAACCTGTTGTGGCTTTTGTAAACAGGTTTGGTGGCATGTTTTCTGATGGTAAACAAAAATCCAAAACTGGCAGACACATTTACACATGGACAGTGTTTAATGCGGACGCAGTAGAAGCGTTAGAAGTTATATCGCAACTATGTTTGGTAAAAAATGTGGTAGCCAATGCGGCTTTACCAACAGCCTTAAACATGGCCTCAAACCCCACTAGGGGCGTACTGTCGCAAATAGAAAAAGAAGCTAGAATTGTGGCGGCTAAAATCATTGCCGGGATTAACAAACCTGTTGGGGCAAGAAGAATTCTTGACGAAGACAGTGTAGAATCTTATATGCTTCCCAAAAAAATGGGTGGCGGTAAAGCTGTTAAGCTGTCTGATGGAAGAACTTTTACAACGGAACAAGACGCCGCAAAAGCTTTAGGTGTTTCTATTTCAGCTATTTCATACGCCAAACGTAAGAGCACAAAAACTTGTGGTCTTTATGTGGAGTCTTTATGACTACTTCAGGGACTTCTAGTTTTTCGTTGGATTTAAGTGAGATTGTCGAGGAAGCGTTTGAGCGTTGCGGTGCAGAGCTTAGGACTGGCTATGACTTACGCACTGCTCGTAGAAGTCTTAACCTATTGTTTGCTGACTGGGCTAATCGTGGTATCAATCTGTGGACTGTTGACCAAGGGTCTATCACTCTTGTTCCAGGCACGGCGACGTATGACCTACCAATCTATACCGTTGATCTCTTGGAGCATGTTATCCGCACCGGAGCAGGTAACGCTTCCACGCAGGCAGATTTAAACATCACGCGGATCAGCGTGTCTACCTATGCGACGATCCCCAACAAGCTGACCCAAGCTAGGCCCATTCAGGTCTACATTGATCGCTTGTCCCCCACGCCGACGATCACCGTTTGGCCCACTCCTGACAATTCTCAGACCTACACATTCGTGTATTGGAGACTTCGTAGGATTGAGGATGCAGGTAACGGTGTAAACACAATGGATGTACCGTTCCGGTTCCTGCCCTGCATGATTGCTGGGTTAGCGGCATACCTCTCTCTGAAGGTTCCAGGGGGTCTAGAGCGCAATCAAATGCTCCAGGCTCAGTATGATGCTGCCTGGGAGTTAGCGGCTGGTGAAGACCGGGAGAAGGCCGCAGTAAGGTTTGTCCCCCGGCAACAGTTTATTGGTTAATCATGGCAGATGACTACGATTACCTGATGGGGGTGCGGCATCTAACAGGATTGCCTGATGTTACGCACTTGTTTAAAGGAGCCAGGGGATCTTTATACGCACATCACGGAGAAAAAGGAAATACAACGGCATTTAGAGAACCTTCTAATATGCCAGGAACGGGCAAAAAGGTACAACCCACTTCTACAAGAACATTATATGTTCCGTCAGATGAAATGGATGATTTGATTAGACCATTTAAAAATAAAAATATTGCTACTGAGTTAATGCCATCATCTGATGGAAAACAATTGCAAATTAAAGCATTAGCGCCCGGTGAAATGCCTTTTACGCGCCAACCATTTAAAGCAAATGATATTTTAGCGTCGGCTCCGGTTTCTAGAACTCCGTATGTTGGTGCCGCTCCTGTTGAATTGTTTGGCAGTCATATAAGCCCTATTGGTAGTAAAGGGGAGGGAGTTCATTGGGGCAGTGAAATTAAAGAAGTCCACCCAACACCAAAAAAGATTTCTGGGAAGTTGGGAATTGTCGGGGCGCTATTGGGCGGAACAGGCGCGGCTAATGCCGGGGAATACCGTAAAGCGGCCGGTGATGTTGCTGAATCATTTATGCCGTTAGGGTTAACCCCATCGCCATTAGGTGATGCGACTAGGCCCGCAGGTGAAAGAGAAGCTGAAGATCAAGCATACGCAGCAAAGAAAGCGGCAGAACAAGAGCGGGCGTTAAAAGCTCAGGCTCTTCTTCGGAGTGGTGTCCCAATGCCAGACGGTTTTGCTGTAGGTGGCCGGGTCAGGTTGATATAAAATGGGTAACAGGTTTACTCAAGGTAAACGGGCCATATCGGAATGTGACCGATGTGGTTTCCGTTTTAAGCTCAAGGATTTAAAAGAGCTTGTAATCAAGACTAAAAAGGTTAACATCCTAGTCTGTAACGAATGCTGGGAGGCTGATCATCCGCAGCTTCTTTTGGGGATGTATCCAGTTGATGACCCGCAAGCTCTTCGTAACCCTCGTCCTGACCGTAGCTATGTTACTTCTGGGTTACTTGTTACGGGTTATTTGGGTGAAGGTAGTAGAGCTATTTATTGGGGCTGGAACCCGGTTGGTGGGTCTAGGTTGTTTACTTCGGAGCTAACCCCTAACCCTCTCGTTGCCGTTGGATCAATTGGCACTGTCACTGTAAGCATAACGTAAGGAACTATTATGGCTACCAAATCAGCTAACTTCCCTTCTAGCATGAAAAGTGCTGGGTACAAGTCCGTGGAGCATGATGAGCTTAAAGGCTCTAATGACTTTGCCACCACCTCTGGTGATCGTGTGGCTAACAATGCTCAACCCAAGTGTAAAAATCTTGGTGTGGCTAACGATGCTATGAAGAAGTATGGTCGGAACATGGCCCGCGCCATGAATCAAGGAGGTTAATCATGGCTACATTTAGCAAAAAGATGGGCGGCAAGGAAGTTGGGGACGCAGCGGTCTACGCTAAACCTCATAGTATGGATGGTACCCCTGGTGTAAAGCCATCCAAGTCTTTGCAAAACAAGGCTGCGGTGAACGTCTTTAACGAGAAGGATGTTGTCAAACACAGCACTCCCGTGACCATTGGCCCGTTGAAAGAAGTCACAACCACTGGCATCAAAATGCGTGGTGCTGGCGCTGCTACTCGGGGCTTTATGTCTCGTGGGCCGATGGCGTAAAACATGAACTACACCGAATTGCAAACCGCAGTAGAGGATTACTGCGAGAATACTTTTACTGCTACTGACTTCGCCACTATGACGGAGTTGGCTGAGCAAAAGATTTACAACTCGGTGCAGTTGCCCTCCTTGCGTAAGAACGTACAGGGGGTGTTAACGGCTAGCTTCCAGTATCTTGCTGCCCCTACAGACTTCCTGTCGGTCTTCAGTCTTGCTGTGGTTGATGCTACGGGCGCGTACACATACCTTCTCAACAAGGATGTCAATTTCATCCGGGAAGCGTACCCCATCCCTACAGAAACAGGTACACCTAAGTACTACGCTGTGTTTGGGCCGGATAGCGCAACCCTTACAGAACTTACTTTTATCCTTGGGCCTACACCTAGTGCTGGCCTGACAGCAGAGCTTCATTACTTCTACTACCCTGTCTCCATTGTGACAGCGGGCACTTCCTGGCTTGGCGACAACTTTGATTCTGCGCTGTTTAACGCGGTGATGGTTGAAGCTATCCGGTTTATGAAGGGTGAGCCTGACATGGTTGCGCTGTACGCTGATGCTTACAAGCAGTCGCTTACTCTTCTCAAGAACCTGGGTGACGGTAAGTTGCGTCAGGATGCGTATCGTAGCGGGCAAGTCCGCACCCAAGTTATCTAAGGAACTATCATGGCTTTTACAGGTAACGCTTTCTGCACTTCAGCCAAAGTTGGCTTTCTGACGGGGACATACACTCCGTTGACCCATACTATGAAGATTGCTCTGTACACCAACTCAGCTACGCTGGACGCAACGACAACGGTTTATTCAGCAACTAATGAGGTTGTTGGTACAGGCTACACGGCTGGCGGGAACACGCTAACGGGCAATGCTATTAGTTATGGTGGCACTACCGCATGGCTAACTTTCAGTGACTCTAGTTGGACTACCGCTACGATCACAGCCCGTGGGGCACTGATTTACGACAGCAGCGCATCAAACGCAGCAATTGCAGTCCTAGACTTCGGTGCAGACAAGACTTCTACGGCAGGTACATTCACTGTCCAGATGCCGGTTGCTGCTGCTTCCACTGCTCTGATCCGCATTGCCTAAGAGTACAAAATGGCCGTAACCGTAACCCACCCGTTTGTTAGTGCAATCTCTGATGGCGCGGATGCTACGGTAGTTCGGCCTTCTAATTGGAACGCAACGCACAGCATTTCAGGGACTGTTGACGTAGCTAACGGAGGCACAGGGCTTTCTGCTGGTACTTCTGGGGGTGTCTTAGCGTTTACAGCTACCGGGACCATAGCTTCTTCAACAGCCCTAGCGGCTAGTGCGCTTGTCATTGGTGGTGGGGCGGGGGTTGCTCCTTCTACGACAACTACCGGCACCGGAATCTTGACGTTTCTTGGAACTCCCTCAAGTGCAAACCTTGCGGCAGTGCTTACCGATGAAACAGGTTCTGGTGTAAGTGTTTTTGCAACGTCGCCGACGTTCACGACGAGCATGAATTCCGGGGCAACATTTACAGCTTTTGCCGGGGCTACTACTACTCTTACTATTGGTGGCACGGGGGCAACTTCAGTGTTTGCGGTGCCGGGTACGTTGGAACAATCAAGCACAACTGGGGCTGTGACGGTCGCTGGTGGCGTTTACATAGCTAAGAAACTGACTGCAATTGGCGGCATTTCAGGCGGCACATTCTAAGGAACTACGATGGCAGCAACAGGCTTTACCCCCATTTCGTTGTACTACACGACCACAGCAGCAGCAACCCCTTCAGCGGGAAATCTTGTTGCCGGGGAGTTGGCAATCAACACGGTTGATGAGAAGCTGTACTTC